CATTTACAGTAGCATATGGATTAGAACTAGACGCAGACGGACTTGCAGACATAAGCCCATCGACAACACCCTGTGTTATCTCATTCCCTATCTCTACTACATTAGGAGGGAGTGCATTGTCTACTTGAATCGTCATTAGACGGCAGAAATAGCAATATGTACAGAAGTTCCAGCAGAGGAAGAAAATGCGTACAACAATCCGTTGTAGTTATCTAGTTTAATTGAACCAAGCGGAGGAACTGCAAGCCCAACTGAATCGGTAGCATTTCCAATTACTTGGATAGTTGCAGTAGAAGACTTGTTTTGAACAATAACTACAATGCGTTTAACATAAGCCTCTGTAGGTGCTGCTAGAATTAAAGATTTAGTTGTTCCGATAGTAACATCAGAATGACTGATTCCTTTTAGGAATGGAGTGGAGATTTGAATTTGTCCCATAGTTTTGTTAGTTTAAATTTTTAATAAGTTTTATACATATTGATTTTACCAAATTGACCCTGTTGATGTAATAGTTTATCGTATTCTTGCTCTATCACTTCTTTAGCCTTTAGACTCACAGCACCAGCCTCTTGTAGCATATTTTCAGAAGAATACCACATAGCACAAGAATTCCAAGACATATATGAACTAAAGATATAAGGAATTTCAATCTTAGCCCAAGATGCTGGATTTGTATTAGGGTTTTGACCAGCAGATGTGTTAGAAACTACACAGGTATAAAAATTACCATAATGGGGTTTACCAACAACAGGAGTATAAGTCCCAGTTCCAGAACCAGAATCAAAGTAAATCTGAGAACCAGCGTAATAATTAACTGTAGGGCTATAAATGTCTCCATTTAATACTGGGCATTGTTTTCTATAAAGATAAGAACCAGAACTAATGTTGGAGTTAATAATAACCTTTCTGTCAGTTCCGTTGTCATAAAGACTGTATTCTAATTCAACAGCCTTTGTTGAAGATTGTGGGTTTCTTGAAAATACACCTAAAATTTCACCTGCTTCACTAGCAGGAATAAAATAACCTACGCCATTTGCATCTACAGTTGTAGTAAAATCTACAATTCTGCAAATATCAGACCATTGAACTGTTTCCCAAGCCTCACGCATTGAAGCGGATGCAAAATCTCTGAACTGCTGAAATGTTTCATCAGAGATGTTGTTTCTGTCGTTACCAGAGTATTGTAACGCATTAAATAAAATAGTGGAAAAGTTTTCAGTTCTCATTTAATAATCGAACCATCAGCCGAAAAAATTGTGCCGTTAACGCAAGTGCGTTTAACATAGTTATTCACGGCAGTTTCTGGATTATCTCGAAGGAATTCTTTTAAGAATTGTTTGTCCTCCCAGCACTCATAGCCTAAACGATGACCCCAGTAATGCCAAGCGTCTAGAGGAATTGAAGCAATTTTTTGCCCCACGCCATCAATGCTACGAGCCTCATTGTGGCGATTAAAATAACCAGATTGTTTCGCTACCTTGCGAGCGTTAACCTCGTTCATTCTCCAGCCATTGATGAGTTCCCTCTCCACCTCTTTTTTGAGATGGGAGGGAATTGCATCAGCCAGACTTTGAACAAAGTCCGACACCTTTAATTAGGCAGAGAAGTTGAATACGCCAAACGCCTTTGGGTTATAAACACAAAGACCTGCAACGGCTTCAATTAATCGTGCTTCACCACCGCCAGCATTAGGCAGAGCAGTTACGCCAGCAACATTGCCACCATAACGAACTTCAACTTGGTCAAAAGGAATGACATAACCAACAAAGGTATTGCCAACTCCACCAGCCAATTTAAGGAAGTGCGAAGGGTGTAAACGAAGTTTACCGAAGTCTCCCTCAAAGATGTCAACCGAAGCGATGTACGCAGAAGCGTCAGCCTCACGATTGAGCGTTCTAACAGCAGTTTGTGTGTTGGCAGAACCAGACGAAGGGGTTGTATAGGTAAGGTTAGTGAATGCTCTCTTCAAAGCAGTACCGCAAAGAAGGTCGAAATCACGGAATTGACCAGTTTGGCTATAAATACCAGTCAACACGCCTTGAACATCAGACTCGGTAAGAGCCGTAGTTCCAACAGTTGAGATATTAGCCGAAGGAGTTTGGAAGGCTGAAGGAATAGGAAGAACTGTATCTTGTGAGCCAGAACCAGCGACAGTAAGCCACTTATCAAGACCACGAGTTAAGTAAGGATTAGTTCCATTGTCAAGTTGTGCACCATTGGTAGAGCAGAACGTTGCTTCCATATCACGCTTTAAGCCTTTGATACCTTTAGCAACATTGTTTGCGAGTTCATCACGAACACCAGCAACAGTTGCAATATCCATAGTCAAAGGAGATACACGGACGGGTCTACGGAAGATTTGAATGTAGTTAGACAGTTCTGCACGATATACAGTTGAGCCGTCTTTTACATAGTTTTCGTAGGTGGTTACATCAGTGCCATCAACAGTACCAGTAATCTTAGGGGTAGGAAGACTATCTGCTTGCCATCGGAATTGAGTGTTATTTGGTTTAGAGCCTTTCTTAGCCATAGAGGTGAAAGGAGTATCCTTTGCATCAATGAGGCTGATAAGGTCTGCGAGTTCTTCACGCTTACCAGAGGTGAAGGAGGGTTCAGTAAGATTTGCCATAGTAATTATAAATAAGGTTTAGAGGAATCTTGAAGCAATGATACTTGCAAGGTCTTCATTAGAATTCTTAGATGCGTAGCGTTGTTTTGCAATCTGAACATTTGCGTCTTTTTTGGACACTTGTGCAGGTGCAGAAGTCATTCTAGGTGCAGATGGTGCTTTTTGTGGTGCTTGCTTTTGTAAAGCCTGTTCTCTGGCTTTTACGCCTCGAATGTAATCACCGATTACCATCTTGTAGTCTGGGAACTTTTTGATTTCTGGAAAAGCCTTAATAAAGGTTTCAGCAATCTGGCGTTCTCTAGCAGATTTGTCTTTCCACCAAGGATATTCTTTTGTAGCAACTTGTTCGACTTGATGGTAGTTTTGAAGATAACCTATTCTTTTAGGTAGGTGTTCCTCAATAGCATCCATAGCACGAATCTTAATGTTGCGAACTTCCTCAGCAGAATACTCTACTTCTTCGCCGTTATTGTTCTTAACTACTGCTCCGTCTGGGTTCATTTCGCACCATCGTCTGATTTGTTTAGCCTGTTCAATCTCACGACTGACTTCTTCAACAGTACCTAGGTGTGCATAGGGGTTATCAGCAGTTGGAGTCTGTGCTGGCTTGTTAGCCTCTTGCGACAGTCGCTCTACCTCTGATTTCAACCTTTCAACTTCGGCTTCAGCCTCCCTGCGTTTAGCAGAGAGTTTATCGATGCGTTTTTTGATTCCTTTAGGGAGTCCTCTCTCAACTTCTTCTTCATCAGACTTGGTTTCTTCGGTTTCCTCGGAGTCTGTTGATTCTTCGATGTCTTGAGTCGCTTCTTCGTTTTCTTGTGAAAGAACTGTGCTTTCATCATCCGCAGTTGCTTCAACTTCTACGGATGGTTCTTCTGTTTGTTCAGCGTCAGAAATCGCTTGTTCCTCACCGCCTAGGAACTTCTCACTAATAAGATTAGCAAGACTTTTGTCATTCATAGCAAGGGGTTTGCTATTGTCATTCGTGGGGTTATTTGATTCCGTCCCAAGGTCGGATGATTCGTTTGTATTCATTAGATAAGGTCTAAAGTCCTTTATTTATAACAAGGTTTTGTGATAGTCCTAGAACTATTAAGGTTACTTATATGCGTAAAAATATTTATGCAAGTGGTTTTTGCGAACAAAGCCGTTTTCCTATGAATCATAGTTTTCTGAAGGTCTTCCTTGCTCACGAAGAACATCATTTCGTGTATTAACAAGAATTTCCTTAAAAGCAATCAAAGCATCAGCACGACCTGCATACCACGCCCTATCTTCTCCTTTATTTTCTTTTGAAATTGCTGAAGCAACTTCAGAGTCAATAGACGCATCAAGTAAAGCGTGTACCGCTTTCCATAATGGGTCGTGTGATTCAAATGATAAGCCGTGGATTATTTCTTGTGGTAACATAAATTATTGTTGTTGACCTTGTTCAGCCTGTGCTTGCATTTCATCAGCCTGTTGGATTTGACTTTGCATACCACCTGCGGCTTGTTGACCTACAGGAGTAACACCAGTTCGTCCAATTTGCTTGTTCTTTTGTTGCATTACAGACATTTGAAGATTCTTAACATAATTATCAAGCAACGCTCTAAAGTGCTTGTCTTGTTGCATTGATTGTTGAGCCTTTGGATTCTTTGACATAATATCCTGCAAATACTGCAGTTTAGTGTCAGCAGATGGGTCGTTCTCAACATAGTTAGCCTCATTGCCAAGCATCATCAATCCAATATCAGATTGAATGTCCTTATAAAGCAACTGAGAGGCAGTTCCAGTATTAATAATAATATCTTTAGCCTTGTCTGGGTCAATAGCCTCAATAGCAGCCTTAACAAGTTTATTCTTATCAATAACACCACCTTGGTCTAAAGGCATTACGAACTGCATAATAGCCTTTAATTTTTCAATCACAAAATTAGTGTCTAATTCACGAACATCATACCTGATTCTAAAATCGTATTGATTTGAAACATTAGACATATTTTGTGGCAATGGTGTTCCAGTAATAGACTCAATTTCAGATGGTTCTAAATATTGCAACATAAGACTGAATGTCATATTAAACGCTTCAGACCATACATCTAACCAGTTATTAACAATGCTTTGTTGAGTAACTTGAGTTAACTGTGGAGAAACATTTGGATGGAACAAACCAAAGTATTGAGCATTTTCCATTTCAACCCTATCAATCAAATTAAACGCTGTTGCAGTATCTCCAGTTGGTGCTGGCATAAAACGATAATCATCTGGAGATGTAACAGGCAAATGCATAGCAGGGGCAACCTTGTTGATACCTCCAAGACGCTTTTTAACCAAGATTGGAGGCATTGTTGTAAATGCTGTTCTATCACGAATAGCATCACGCTGTGCCTTGATTTCAAACTGGTTAGTCATACACAGTTCTGGTACTCCACGAGACTCATAGATAGGTCTGCGTAAACGCTCTCTGCGATAAATAACAAACGGATACCTATTGTGTGCGTATCCTAGGAGTCCGTGTTCTGCGTACATTTCAGAGCCAGAACGAGGGCAGAAAATTGTTTGATAAATTCCTTGAACACCATCTTTGTCTAATTGTCTGCTGTAAGCATAAACTAGTTCAATCAAATGGTCATTTCTGTGTACTTGATAATTAACCAATGAAGCCGCAGGAATTAAATTAGGGTCGTGGAACTGGCTGTGCATACCAGCCATAGCAACCGCTTCTTCTACAAATTCGTCAGACCAGTTATTCATTTTAGCCATACCTCTTAATTCAACTTCAGATACAAACACTCGTCTAAAAATTACTCGTGCTTGTTGGATATTGATTGTTTCTGGAGGAAACGCAATTTCTTCATATGGTTTTAAGGCAACAATGCTAGGAAGATTTTTTGAAATATAAGTTTCTGGGATTTCTGCTTTTCCTGTTTCACGAAGTTCCTTAATTGCTTTTTTAACTGATTTAGCGTCTAGAGTTTTGATATACTGTTGAATCAAATCTACAGCATAGTCATCTTTATCTCCAGACATAATTGCATCTGGTAGTTCACGCAACGCAGTATTTGGGTTTTGTTGTACAGCCTGTTGAACAACATTAACTAATTCGTCCATACGAATCGTTTGAAATCTAGTTCCCATTTCTTGCTCCCAAACAATGTTTAAAGCAGAAAATCCATACTGATGCGTGTACTGTCCTAGCAATTCAGCCTCATTGCGAATTTCTGTGCGTAACTTGTTTTGCGTAAGCCAAGACATAAGAATGTTAGCAGATGCTGCAAAATCTCCGTCATTAATTTCAGTTCCGCTTACCTTAACTTGACATCTGTCAAATGTAGTCATAAGCATACAAACTATTTCATTGATAGTTTTGTCAGTTAATCGACAGCGTACATCTGATGCACCTTCAAATGGGAATGCTGGTTCTCCATCTGGAAGGCTTTCTGAGTGTTTCTTGCCATCGTGCGTTTGACCAGCCCATCTTGCTAAACGAATATCATCGTTCTCTGCAATATTTGCTGTATTTCCACCATTCTGTGTGGAGCGTTGAAATTCTTGATACAAATATCCAATATCGGGAGTATCTGATGCAAAAACTAGTTTGTCTCTATTTGAAGCGTATTTATCCATTGTTTTGATTAGTTAAATTTGAGTTGTATTTGATTAAATCATCTCTGAAGTACCTGTTATGGTTTCCAGATGTTTTAAATTTTCTTATTGGGTTGTTTTTTGTTAGTTTTTCAAGTTTGTTTCTGTTGCAATTAAGCATCTGCATAGCCTGTTGCCTAGTTAATAGATTAGGATAGTAGTTGTTCATTAGTAAGAGCCTCCACCCCATCCTTGTAAACTAGTTCTATCGTTATACTCTGGATTCATAACCATAAGATAACGAAGGCAGTCAATAGGGTCTTTTGTTGCACCTTTTTCTCCGTCCTGCCCAGTCCATTCTTTAACGCAATAGATTAAATTTCTGCAATTTTCGCTGATATAAAGTTTTGGCTTGTTTAACGGACTTAACTCTTGGTTCATATCGTAACTGAATCCATCGTTAATAAGTGCAACACCTTGCTCAATACGAATACCAGCCGCAGGAGTAAAATGAATAGGATTTTCTCCGTCATCAAGCATATCAATTAATGTTACACCTCCATCATCGGTTACTGTTTTTGAGCCACCAGCCCTAGGGTCAATGTAGCGTTCAAATATTTCCTCTCCATCTTCTAGGCTAAGAATTAAATCTTTATAATCTGCAAGAGAGCGTCCAGCACCATTACGCTGTGCAATGCCAGCCTTTCCATCTGTGTCTGCTGATGGCAAAGCCCACTCACCCTCATTTGAATCTGGAAACTCTCTATAAATGAACATATCTCCATCTTTAGATACTCGCATCCAGAGCATAAACCAATTTCTCGCTCCAGCAGGGTCAACAACCATATAATTTGTTCCCTCTTTTGGAACTTGCTCTTCTTTAACAACATTAATTTCTTCTGTGAATCTTGGGAACTGTGAGCCAGATATATTATCAGCCCACCCATAGGCACGGATTTTGATTTCATAAGGCTTTTTCCCAGAGAGCGTTTTCTTTAACTGCTCAAATGGGTTATATGGATTTAATTGACTATGAAACCACATAACAGCCGCAGGTCTTGAATAAGACTTGGCTTTAAAAGGCATATGACCACGAGAAATTCCATTAACATTAATTGTATCTGGAAGCATTGTGGCTGGTTTTGTTTCTATAATCTTAGAACCAGAAATGTACTCTTTTACAACAGAACTATATCCAGTAATAGGAGTAAATGTAACAATTAACTTTCCTCCTCTTGTAACAATACGATACCTGAGCGTCTCAATCCAATCTAGCGGAACTAACTCATCGCACCAAATTAAATCAACCTCACCACCTTCAATGACATCACGCTTTTGAGCGTAGTTCATAAAAAAGCATTGTGATTTGTTTGGGAGAATAAATGTATTGTCAGAGAATCCGTTCTTTTGTGTGTACTGGACATTCTGAACCTTATTCTTTTTAAGGTCTTTATACTCAGACGGAAGATACTTATAAATAACATTCTGTTGCATCTGAATAGACGACTGGTTTGTAGTATGCAAACACCACACACGAGCATCCTTTAAATTAATTAATGTTTGTACAGCCCGCTTGGCAGCCCACTCTGTTTTACCTGCACGATTACCACCAAGAACAAGAAGTTCATTGTTTTCTTTAAGTAGTTCATCTGCTTCAGCCCAATGTGGTAAATCAAAGCCGTGGCGATATGGGTCTAACTTTTCAGCAAGGATTTTATCCTCACGAAGATTTAAAATTTCTGTTACTTTTTCTGTACCTACTTTGTCAACTAAACGCTTAATATCCTCTCGACTAGGAGTAATTAAAATAGGATGTGGCGTTAGATTGAAAGACATTATTAAGCATCTGAGGGTCTAACATCAAACGATTGCACACCATTTGCATCTAAAGATAATCTTGGCAATTGCTCCATTGGTTCATCCATAGCAACTTTCTTTTCAATAGGCTTTTTAACAGGCTCTCTTAATACTGGAGGCTCGATTCCATCTTCTTTTAACTTGTTAATTCTAATAACACTATCTCCTTCTTTTTTATAGAACGCTGGTGCTGTTGCTTTAACAACATTATCAAAATCCTCATAGTTACCTTTAATTTTTCTCCATTTTTTATTCTCAGCGTAAAATAGTGGAACAATCTTAGCCGCAATTTCTGGGTCGTTTGCTAGTTCTGGATTGTTTTCTAAATCAATTCCAAGCATTTTACCAAAATGTTTATAATTATTTAATCCAGTTAATTGAATATATCCACGACCCCTATATGTTGATTTATTATTAACTTCGTCAACTAACTTTCCTTTGCTTTCAGCCATCAAGTTCCAAATAATGTTTCGTTGTTCTAATGGAGTAAACCCTGCCTTTTCCAGTTCTCTATAAACAGGTTCAGCCCAATCGTAATTGTACGCTGGCTTTGTTGGCTTTGTTGGTTTTGCTTGATTTGGTTTTTGTGGCATATTACTTTCGTTTTTTTCTACCACCAGCCATAGCATTACGCTTAACAGAATAAGCAATAGCAATAGCCTGTTTAAGTGGCTTACCGACACCAAGTTCTTTATGAAGGTTCTGTGTAAATGCTTCTTTTGACGCACTTTTTTTTAATGGCATATTAACAACACTTTCCTTTGTAGTTTGTCTTTTTTCCAGACATTCCTTTTTTGTATTCAACAATCCCCATCTTTTTTTCCATTTTCTTTTGGAGTGCTGGTTCTTTATTTTCTTTTTCTTTATTGTTTTCTGGTTTTAGTTTTTTCATAGTTTTTTAAAAAAATTTTTTTTAGTACTTGCCTACGAATCTAGGATGTCGCACGATACACCATCGTGCTCCGTCCCATCGTACGACAACAGGCATATTGATGAGGAATTTATTAGATTCACGGCATAGAACATTATGTTCTTTGTCTGGTTGGTCATCTAGGATTACCCCGATTACACGAGGGTTGTTATATTTTCTTACTACCTTGCCGTTCTTTTTTTCTGGTGATTTAATGACCTCTGGTTCTTTGAAACCGATGTTCTTCTTTAGGAGCGTAATTCCTTCTGGTGTCCACTCGACCTCCCAGAGTTGCTCTGGCTTGCGAGACTCGATTTTATTCCAATGAACACCCTGTTCATAAGTGTCTCTGATTTCCTTGAGCATATCTCTTGATAGCCCGATTGCGATTGAAAGGTCTTTTTCTTTCATATTTGGACTTATTCGGGTTAAATGGTTGTTGTCAAGTTAATTTAGTTATAATTCGTGCGATTTCGGTCTGCTTGGAATCGAACCAAGATTATTCGCTTAGAAGGCGAATGTTCTATCCGTTGAACTACAGACCGCAAATGGAGCGTGGGGCTGGAGTCCAGCCAAGGTTTGATTCGGTAGAACACACTATGATACATATTATTGGTTGTTACTCAATCGTACCTTCTAGTATTCGGGAGAAAACTAGCCACGCAAATTAAAAGAACTAATTAACCTGTAATCAATGAAATAAGTTTGTCAACTGTATTTTATAATCCTGTCCCCCTAATTATTTAGGGGGATTAAGGGGGTCAAAGAAAGGGGATACATAAGGGGGTTTCCAAGAACACTGTCAAGCACACAAACACCTTAGTTCTATCCTATTAGAAATCCTAATGGCTTTCATTAGAATTACTATCTATCAGATTCAGCAATTATATTTCATAGAAAATCGGCTCTTTAGCACTATAACAAAAATACTGCTTGACATCACCTGCTCAACACCCCCTAATAACCCCCAGACGCTTCTTCGCTAATAACGCTTACGCTGTATTAGGCTCAGTCGCTTCAACCCTTTTGGGATAAAAAAAGTTTCTGAGGTAACCAGTCCAAGTTTCTGGTGTTTTTTTTGAGTCTTACCCCCTCCCCCCTGTTCAGGTGAACTAAAGTTCAGTAAGTGAACAGGTGTTCAGTAGTGAACGATTGTTCTTTTTGGGGAGGGATTGAAGGTCATGGAACGGGTTGCCTGATTGGTGCATGATTGCTGGCTGATTGGTGGCTGATAGGTGCTAAATTAGATTTGCTGGGGTTTTGATTGCCGAAACAGGTAGGTGTGACTTGCTGGTGGACTGCGATAGAGGTGTCTCGCTGGCTCGCTGGAGGGGGTTTGGGGGTGGGGTGGGTATAGGCGGTATCGCTGGACGACAAAGCGGGCTGTGGTGGCAAGGGAAGCCCAAAAAAGGCAGGTGCTGGTATTCGGGCTGGGCGGGAAGCGGGTAGGCACAAAAAAGCCCTGCGTTGGCAGGGCGATTTCGTTGATAGTTTAAAAAAGGATTAGTCGTTGCTCGCCCAAAAAGCCGATACTTCAATCGCTCGCAGGGCTTCGGTTAAAAGAGCGTCAACCTCTTCGGCGTGGATTAGTTCGGGAGTGTAACTTAAATCAGCGTATCCAACAACGGAGGGCGTGCCGAGCAATGGACGCTGAAGAGGGTTGTTTTCGTTTTCGAGCATTGCGATTTCATTTATTGCACGAAGGGCTTGCGTGGCTTTTTCTTGTGCGGCTACGAATACAAGCAGGTGCTTGCGAAGCAATAATGCCTGTTGTGAATGGAGGAGTGATGAGGTGGTTTTGCGTGTATGGTTTTGCATGACGAGGTGATTTTTAGAAAACAGGCGAAGTGAACGCAAGCGAAAAAAAGCGGGCACAAAAAAGCCCTGCAAGGGCAGGGCGATTTTGGGTGGGTGGTTAGCGGATTATGATTTGTAAACAATGCGAGGGTAGAGCGTGAGATTTAAATCACGATAGAGACGGCAAGTGCCTTCGGAATAAACAAAAGACGAGAGAGAAATAATCTCATCGTGGCTTATGGCGTTGCGTCCGCCGTTTGCAATCTTAGCGAGCGTTCGGGCGTGGCGAAGCGTTCCCTCGGTGCTGATAAAATCAGCGAGGCGAGCGAGGCGGGTTGCGGTTGTGACAGGGAGGATTGTGTTGGGTGCGGGTTGCATAACGGGATTGAAACTAAGCCATAGGGCAGGGGGCACAAGCCCAAAGTGAAACTTTTTTTAGGGGCAGGGTTTAGGACGGGCACAAAAAAAGCCCACCTTGCGGGCGGGCTTGTAAAGCGGTTAGGCGGGGGGTTATTCGCTTGCGTCCTCAATCGAAAGCGAGGGGCAATAGACTACGAATGAGCGACCCATTGAGTCAATGGAAGCCCCGACTCGCTTCCCTGCCTTTTCGGACAAGCGGGAAACTTGACGGGCGATACATTCAGCGTCACCTATGTCCTCAATAGTGAAGGCAACGCAAGTATCGCCATACATTCCACGCCCTGAATAATCCCTGTCCACGCTTTGAGCGTAAATGTCTAGCGATTGGCAAGCGATTGTTAGGAGTGAATAACCTCCGTCTTTTGAAGCGATAGCGTCAAGGATAGGGTCGGTTTTTTTGGTGGGTTTTTTGGTGGGTGTTTTCATAACGGGATAACGATACGGCAAGCCCGCTTACGGACACAAGCCCAAAGAAAAGAAAAGTTATTCACAAGTATTATTATTTGCTTGATTTAGGAAAATACTTGACGGGGAAAAAAAAGTCATAAAACCATTGGTTTTATTGGGTGAAAACGCTCGCTTATTTGCAGGGCTTTGGCGGTGGTTTTCGTGGGGTTGCCTATGTCCTTGCCTTCGTATTACACAAACCCTCCCACAAGGGCAGGAAAGCGGGTCTATTGGGCTATCCTAAACAGGCACAAAAAAGCCCCCAAGTGCGGGGGCTGATAGCGGGTAAGGCGTTAGGGTTAGCGGGCAACACGGGCGGTAAAATAATAACCTCCGTCAAAGTATGACTTTGTCACTTCAAAAGTTTCGCCCATTTGAAGGTCAAAAAAGTAAACGTGGTGTTTAGCCAAAAAAGCCGTAAATGCCTTTTCGTAAGTTTTTTCGCTCAATGCGTAGTTCCACGCAAGCGTTAGTGACTTTCCTTTGTGACCTTTTACGGGGGAAAAGATTTTCACCCTTGCACCTTTTGTGTTTGTGCAGGGTAAAAACTTGGCGACAAAGGTCTTGGCGTTTTTAATTTCAAAGCCCGTTGCGGTTGTTAGTGTGATTGGTGTAGTATGGTTTTGCATAACGATAATAAATAAATGTCTATTTTATTTTAATGCAAGCAAATTATTTTAAGACATTAAAAAATGTCGTAAAGTTTCCAAGACATAAGGCGAGAAAACACAGGAACAAAAACAGACCTGTCCCTACCAAGCAACAGATTGCGACAGCACCAGCGAATGAGATTTTTTCCATTTTATTTATTTTTTAAAAAATGGTTAATTAAGTTCTTTGCACCCTGCAAGGTGTCGCATTTGAAAAACCTATCACCTATGTAAACTTCGTAATAACCCGAAGGGAATAAGGTTGCGATTGAAAAACCTTTGTAGGTTTTCATTTTTTGTGTGGTTGTTTTCATAACAAAAATGAGTAAATGTCTTTTTTATTTTAATGCAAACAAATTATTTTTTTACAAAAGATTGTTTCATAGCCAGCCAATCTATTGCTTTATACATAATGTCCGAAGCAAAGGACTCTGCAATGACATACTCCATTGCTTTTTCTCTTACCCTGTCCAAGTTTTTCTTTGTAGGTTTTAAATCCTTTGCCTTCCAATACTCAAAAATCCATTCTTCCAAAAACTCTTTGTTTTCGTAAGTAAAAATAGATAGGTTATGCCTCTTGAGCATTGCTAATGCTTTTTTGATTTCTTTTTCCTTTTTAGTTTTCATTGTGGTTGTGGTTAAAGGTTTTTATAAAACTTCGTCAGTTAAAAAATCTAAATAGAAACGAAAAACACCTTCCTTTGGGTGCGTTATTTTGCCCATTAAGCCCCAACCCCTGTTTCGGGTGAAGCGGACGATATAAAACTCCTCAATAGTTTCCCCTGTTTCTGTGTCGAAGGCGTTGACTTGCGTTTCTATTTCAAAACCTTGCTCTTGTTCAAAGTCGAGTGCTTGAGTAAGTTCGCTGAACAAATCTTGAGCATTGACCAACAGGTATTTCGTTTTTGACTTAAAGGGTTTCCCCTTTTCGTCAAGTTCGGTTAGTTCAATAGTGATTTTTTCGTTTTCCATTTGGTTTTTCATTTGGTTTTTCATTGTGGTTGTGGGTTAAAATTATTTTGTCTCTTTAGTATTTCCATTTTTGTCTATTTCAAAGACCGCAAAATCTTCGTCTATTCCATTTTGCTCCGCTTGTCTTTCAAAGTCTACACTTGAGATTTCATTTTCAAGCCAATCATAGACTTGTTTGGCGTTAGAAAAAATCTTTGGAGTATCGAATGAGTATGTCTTAACTAAAATGATACGATAAGACTTTTTGTTATTTTTGGTTTTTGTTTTCATTGTGGTTGTGGGTTGAGATTTGTATTTGTATCACAAGGTTTTTTAAGTGCAAGCACAAAGTTAAATTATTTTTATGTCAATGGAAGGTAAGCACAAAGTTCGCTATCTTGATTAAGGGTTTCTACGGCTAATTTAGCGTAGTAAACTAAATCGCTTGCTGTGTGACCCTGTTGTTCATTGGTGACATAAATGTCTGTTATTTTTGCCTCGTAAAACTTTGCGTTAAAAGACAGGTCATCACCAACGGCTTCCCATTTTGCACGACCCGAAACAATAAGCGTTTCTTGCCCAAGTTTTATAAATAGGTTTTCAAAATAATAGTCTTGGCTCATTGTGGTTGTAAGTTGTAATACAAAAGAAATAAAGGTGTCTTGTGTTCAGTCAATCAAAAATAATTAAAAAGTTTTAAGTCCCAAAGACCTGCACAATGCTGGGTTTTGGTTAAGTTCCGCTTGTATGATTTCACCAAAATACTTCAAGACTTCTGGAGAAGTCACAAATCCGCTTTTGTCTATCAAATCATAAACCTCTACCTTTTCAAAGGTTGCTTCCTTGCCGTCTTCGTCAAAATCTTCAACGACATAAAACCCAACACCATTAGCCAAATAGTCTTGTCCTTGGTGACGAATGTTAAGATTTTTGAAGCGATAGGAAAACATTGTTTTAATAGTTCATAACACACTTATTAACACAATAGTATTACCTGTCAAGCGTGTTTTAGTCTTTTTTCTGATTAAGGTTTTCTGGTATTTGGGCTTGCTGGGCTGGCTGGGCTGGTGGTAAATCTATCACTTCACCTGTCAAAAATGCGTTAATGTCGTTGTGACTAACCCTTAACCTGTGCTCAACCACGACCACAGGAGCGTCTTGAAGGGACATCACTTTGTCCGTCATAATCGCTATCGCAAGTGGTAGTTGTCCTGCTGGTATATTGTCGATTTCGGACAAGAGTCTTTGCCCGCCCTTGGACACTATTTGGCTCAATGTCATAGCCGTTTGCTTCTTCCAAGTTCCAAGTGAAAACTCCTTGTTATCCTCCATTTCGTTGCGGACGGCACGAATGGCGGGGCGAGAGACTTCTGTTTCTCGCTCAATAGCCCGCAAGGGCACTCCATCTTTTAACATTTCTTTTACTTTTTCTTTCTTTGTTTTTTCAAGTTTTGTGGCAAGCCGTTTGCCTTGCGTTGGGTGCGTAGAAAGTCTTTCTTCTTTAGATTTGTATTCCATACTTACAGAATACATACTTGACAACCCAAAGCAAGTGTTATTTAGGGGCATTTTATGCAAATTATTATTATGTTTCTGTTTGTAGCAATACCTACAATTTTAGCAATTAACATTATTTCTTTTGTTTTTGGGTTATTTGTAGCAAAAAAAGACGATGAAACTTAAACCAAAAGACATACCTGTTTTGCGTGAAAAGTTAGCAAAAGAACAGGGAAACAGGTGCAGATTGTGCGATGTTGATTTATCAATCGTTGTCGCTTGTCTTGACCACGACCATACCAATGGAAGAATTAGGGCTGTGCTGTGTGGAAATTGCAACGGCATTGAGGGTAAGATTTTTAATCTGGCTCGAAGGGCAAAGCGAAAATCAACGGCAATAGATTTTATTAACCAAATCAAAAATTATTGGGTGAATTTTACTGATAATCCAAGACAGGAAATCCACCCAAGCCATAAAAGTCCAGACGAGAAGCGAATAGCCAGAAACAAGAAGGCACGAGAAAGACGAAGAAAAAATAAATGTTGACATAGGTAATACATCTGTTATTGTGAAGTTGCAATCAACCACTATGCACTACATTAAACACACTGCAGTTAAGAAACTTGTTAAGGTGAACGGAAAGAGAACAAGCAAGAAGTTCCTCGAAGCACTTGACAGGTATGTTGAGAAGAAAATCATTCAAGCCGTCAATACGCACAATGGGGGTCGAAAGACTCTTGACGCTGGTATTGCTGGATACATTTTAGGAAACAAATAACCACAACACATATGAACACACAAAACAAATACACTAATTACATAGTTGTTGTTGCAATGACTACAAAGGACAAACCTTGCGTTGTCACAACAACACACAACACAGCCACACTTGCTTTTGAACAAGTTGATTTCTGGCTTAAATACAGGGAGTCTAACAGCGTAGCGATTAAGGGTTGCTATCCGATTGCTTCTATCAACGAAGTCGGATTTGAATGTCTAACAAAGGATAATCTGTCTGCTCTTGCAAGGACAGAAATGACAGAACAAATCAAATCATTACAAAACAAAATTAACGCATTATGAACCCTATGAACACAGACCCTGCTGTTATCACAAACATTACTGAAACTGAATACCGAAAGGCAACAGGTCTTTCTCAATCGTCTCTTAAGGAGTTTTTAATTTCACCAGCACACTACCTTGCATCAACCGAAAGCACAAGAGAGCCAAGCAGGGCGATGCAATTTGGAACTGCATTTCACGCTAAAGTTTTACAGGACAACCCAGAAGAACATTACGCCGTCAAACAAAAAGTGGACGGCAGGTCTAAAGAGGGTCGTGCCTACAATGAAGAGTTTGCTTTAGCAAACGCTGGCAAAATTATTTTGGACAGCGAAGAACATAGCAAAATTATCAGTATGACTGACTCTGTTATGTCAAATGGATTTGCTGGTAGTCTTATTCAGTCTTTGACCAATAAAGAGTTTGCAGTTTTTGGAACAAATCACGGCATTAGATTGAAAGGACTAATAGACGGCTACAATGAGAAAGATGGTATTGTGATAGATTTAAAAACAGCAGAGGACGCATCTCCTGCAGGTTTTCGCAAAGCAATCTGGGACAGGGGATATGCCCTGCAACAAGTTCATTATTCTTGGTTATTAAAAAATGCTGGAAAACCTGTTAATGCTTTTTACTTCATTGCTATTGAAAAAGAACCACCATTTGCTGTTGGGATTTACACTATCAACAAGGATAGTTTAGCAAATGCGTTTAAGGTGTGGGATAATGCACTTGATAGTTTTTGGGTTTGCCAAGCGACAGGAGTTTATCCTGCCTATTCCGAAAATCCTGTTGAAATCACTTTATGAACAATCCTAATTTTACAGGCGTATGGATACCTAAAGAGGTTTTCCAAATCGAAACGCTTTCTCCTACCGCCAAGTTCGTGTATGGCATTATAGACTCACTTGATAATGAGGACGGATGTTATGCCTCAAACGGCTACTTGGCTCGCTCCTTGGGGCTAGCAGAGCGTCAAATACGCAATCTTTTGAAGGAGTTAGACGACCATAAACTGATAGTTCGTTTAGAGCAGGACGGAAGACGAATTATCAGAACTGTCGAAAAGGTAGCCCTTCTGGACGCTTTAGTCGTGCAGGGGGGTGGCAAAAAATTGCCTACCCCTAGGCAAAAAATTGCCACGGGGGGTGGCAAAAAATTGCCTACATATAATAAAGAAGATAATAAAGAAGATAAAGATACAAGGAACTCTGCTCCAATCGTAGGTTCTTTACCATTTTCATCAAAGTCATTTGAAGACGCTTGGTTTAAATGGATTGAGTATCGTAAGGAGATTAAGAAGCAACTTAAGCCAACTTCTATTAAACTTCAATGGAAGCAATTTATTTTATGGGGAGAAAAGAAATCTATTGACAGCATCAACCATAGTATTACAAACGGGTGGACAGGACTATTCGAGCCAAGAAATTTTTCCAACCAAAACCAAAAACAACCATTATCAGCACAAGACCACAATGAGTTCTAAAAAATATAAATCACCAGATATGGAGTTAACCATAGATTACAAAGGAGTATGCTATGTCGTAGGAGTTGACTATGACGAACGCTCCGTTGACGACTCATACAACGGAGACAGGGGTGGTGAGTTCTATGTTTTTAAACATTACTCCAGAGAGATTGACCCAGAAACAATCGACATTAAAAGCATTTCATCTGAAGAAGATTATGCTATCGAACCAAGAGACATTGACAATGAGTTTTATAACTTAATTATTGAGCGAGCAATCGAAGAATACAACGACTAATGGAACACGCAATCAACAGACTTGGCTTTGATTCTTGGGCATCAAACATTGCGGTTAATCTCATTGAGAACAACCAAATGAAAAACGGCTACAAGTTCGAGAATGAACTTTACTCTGTTTCCGTAAACGAAATAAACGAAACAGGTAAACATAGGGTGTTTGTTCGTGCCTATGTTTCTAATTATGGCTGGCAAACATCTGAACAAACCTACTAATGAGCAATTCATTTTTTGACCCACCACCGCACACAAAATGGAATGTGCTTAATTTAGGTGCAGGGGTTCAATCTTCAACAATGGCTCTTATGGCGGCTAAAGGTGAAATAACTCCTCGTGTTGATTTTGCTGTATTTGCAGATACACAAGCAGAACCTACTAGTGTTTATACTTGGTTAGACTATTTAGAGCAAGAGATTAACAAATGCCCGTATCCATTTCCTATTTATCGGGTCACAAAAGGAAACTTAACAGAAGATAGTCTTAAAATAGTTTACCGAAAAAAGACAGGGCTTAAATCTATGAGGCGTTTAATTCCTTTGTTTGGTATTAAACCAAGCGGGGAAGTAACTGCGGCTATTGGAAGAACTTGTACTGCTGATTATAAAGTAGCACCTATTCTCAAAGAAATAAAAAAGCGTTGCGGGATAACTCACGCACAGAAAGAAGTAACTGTTACACAATGGATTGGAATCTCATACGATGAGATGCAACGAATGAAGTTGCCTAGTAACAAATGGACTCAACATAGATGGGTATTAGTAGAAAAAAAGATGACTCGTGCTCATTGCAAGGAATGGATGAAAAGAAATAACTATCCAGAACCTCCTCGCTCTGCTTGTTATTATTGTCCATTTCACTCTGACGATGAGTGGAGACGCTTACGAAATGACGACCCAGAGCATTTTAAGAAAGCAATTGAGTTTGATAAAACTATTCGTCAAATGTATAAGACAGAGCAGACAGATATGAAAATGGAGGTATATCTTCATTCATCTTGCCGTCCTATATCAGAAATAGATTTTGATTCAGATACAGACAAAGGACAACAGGAATGGGACTTCACTTCAGAGTGCGAGGGTATGTGCGGACTATGAGTGACATTGCTTGCCATTGTGGAAAGCGGGGGGCTTTACTAGCCAGACAAGATGGTTCTCTTGTTCGCTGGCATCATTGTAGAGAGCATATGGACAGGGAGCGTATTGGGTCTAATGGATATACAGATAGTTTTTTTCCTCCTTCGATGCCACTTGTTTTTAGGGATACAGATAAGACAAGACTACATTCTAGAGTCCAAGACGCTTTGGACTGGAAGCCAGATGGGGACAAGTGTGGACTGTTGTTCCACGGACAGACTGGTGTAGGAAAGACTCGTGGAGTTTGGGAGGTCGTTAGACGGCTCTGGGAAGAGGAAGCAAAGAATGACAGACAACTTGACTTTCAGTTCCTTACAATGCGTAAACTCGAGGGAATGATTGAGGAGTCTTTTGACAAACGCTGTCACGCAAAGACCATAGACAACCTAATCGAGTGCAAACTTCTTATCCTTGATGACTTTGGAAAAGAGCGTCTTACATCTCGTATGGCTTCTGACCTGTTTAGTGTTATAGACGAGAGAACAACCGCTCGCAGGGCTACAATTATCTCAACTAACTTTAACGGAACTGCTCTCCTTGAGCGATTTGAAAATCGGGACAAGGAAACAGGTGTAGCCCTAATTAGACGCTTCAAAGATTATTTTAACATTGTTGGTATTAGCACTTGACAAGCAAGTTAAACAAAGTTTATATTTTATTTTCAACCTGTGGTTGGGTTGATTGCATAACAACTGGGGGGGCAGGAGAAATCTTGCCTCCCCTTTCATTTTGTCGCTTGACAAGTAATACCTTTGTCGCACTCTCTGGTTTTTAACCTATGAAAACAAAATTACTATCTAAACGAAACATTAAGACATCTGAAGATATGCTTACGCTTCGCTTGCCTTCTAAATTACTTAAGTCAATAACATTATGTGCAAAAAATGTTGGATTAACTCGGTCTAATTTTTGTCGCATTGTTTTAGAAAAAGCAGTTGACAATAAATAAAAATGTCATACACCTATAAAAATGAACACTAATCTTAATCAACTTTTTATTAACAATAATCCTATGAACCAAAATACTCCAGAACAACAAGTCGCATTAAACAAAGCCTTAATTAAAGTTATTGCTGAAACTAAGGACATCATTGCAGACTCAACCAATCCGTTTCACAAAAACAAATATGCTTCCCTATCAGCACACCTTGAATCCCTTAAGCCGTTATTTTCAAAGCACGGACTCGGAATCTTACAAATGCCAATCGGAGACTTGGTATCAGTCGGAGTCCGAACAATCATCATTCACAATGAAGGTGGTTCAGTTAGTTCAGATGCTCTTATTCCTTGTGAAAAGGGAATCTCTGGTCAAAACGCTGGGTCTATCTATTCTTATCTTCGCAGGTATTCTTTGGCTTCTGTGGCTGGTGTTGCAACTGAAGACGATGACGCAGAAACTAATCGTGTTGAGTCACCTGCTACTGCTAAAACTTACGCAAATCTAAACGCAAAGAACACTAAATACATTCCTAACCCAAATGCAGAAAAGACCACACAAGGCAAGGGAAGCACAGATGTAGTTGCTCCATTTGGAGATGCCAAGGGAACTCCTTTGTCAGCCCTTCCACTTCGTTCTCCCGACCGCACAAAGAAATGTGCTGACCTTAACTACTGGGCTAACGCTTGGCAACCAAAGCCATTCGGAGACACAGGAGTAATCTCAAAGCGTGACCTTGCTACAAAGGCAGAAGCACAACGCTTGTGGGCAGAGGCAAATGAAAAAGAAGTTCCTACCGCATCTGATGTATCGGAAGAACAACCAGAAGATAATGTTCCTTTCTAATTTTTCTAGTTCAAAAATAGAAAAATGAAATATTGTAGTTTACCACAAAAGATTCGTTCTCTTAGGGCAAAACTTGGAATTGCTGTATCAAGAAATATGTTTGTTGATATTTCTCCTAGTCAAGCGTATGCGTTTGCTAACGCTCTTGATAAACACCTTAAGATTACTTGTAATCAAAGTAAATATATAAAAGTTAAAATAAATTCACAAAACTTAAGAAAATAATGTCTAAAGAAAAATATACAGATTTAGATTTGCACTCAAACTCTCTTAGGGCTGGTGCTTTAACGCTTTGCATTTCGCCAAATGAATTACTTGAGCGATTAAAATGTCCGTTGCCATCTAAGATTATGGAAGAACTCGCTAATGCTAAAACTAAACTCAAAGAATACGAACAAATCGGAGACAAAATGGTTATTGCATTAGAAGGTAAAAATTACGGATTAACTGAACAATGGGAAAGAACCAGAAAATTATAATGAAAAAGAAAAAAACAAAAAAAGTTGCTGTGATTGTTGATAAGCAATCGGTTTGGAAAAAACTTAAAGAATTAAACGGGGAGTCTGTTCTTTTAGAATTAGACCCTCCATTTAAGAAAAACAAATATGTTATAGACAATCTGTATAAAAAAGAAATTACAGTTTTAAGAGCAGATAAAGACGGCAATATTTTATCTTGGACTAGTATTCTTAAAACTCCATTAGAAGACGAAGGCTACGAAATAATCTAACTCTATGTCTTATTACAACTGGGAAAGTAAAGAAATAAAAGAAACAGAAATAAAAGAAGATGCTGTATGCTCTTTCTTGAAAATCCAGACAGACAAGTTGTTGTTAAAGGAAGAAATTGTTAGACTAAATAAAAGGATTATGGATTTAAATAGACAAATCTATAACCTTCATTCTTCTGGAGATGCACTAGTTAATATAATTGACGACAAAGACTACAATGATAACTGGCTTCCAAAATGGGAAAAAGATGCTCTTCAAAAATGGCTTGAAGCAAAAGAACTATCTAAACCACCAGTAAAATGAGAAAACCAAAAACAAGACCAGACGGATATGTTAAGAATCTTGTTTGTTGTTGTATAGACGCTGGAATGACTTTAGACGAAGTTCATTTTGGAACTAAAATTGTTAAAAGCCATTTAAAGAGCGTTGCTAAAGATTTAAAATCTAGATTTAGGAGTCCATACAAACCAATCGTAGAATACTATGTACAACAAAAATAACAAGTTTGATGTAGATTTACAATACGGACAAGAAGGAGAGAAGTGGCTTGTTTGGCTTGGGACTGACCAAGCAAAGGTAGAAGTTAAGACAGAGCGAGATACTTGGGCTGAAACAGGTAACGCTGTATTTGAGTATCAGTCTAGGGGTAAACCATCTGGTGTTGCTGTTACTGAAGCCGATTACTGGCTACATATCTTTAAGGAAAATGAACAGGCTGTTATGTGCTTTATGTTTAGAGTTATAGAACTTAAAGAGTTCCTAAGACTTGTGTTTAAGAACCCAAGTAAATATAACGCTAGGATATGCAATGGTGGCGACAACAATACATCATCTGTAATACTCTTGCCTATTGACCAACTTCATAGAATTGGTAACATTTACAAATAATATAATTTATGTCTAAACTAATTAAATTCGTAGCCGTAGGCGATACCCACGGAGATATGATAGACCAAGATGTAGCAAATGAGTTCTATAAGTTCCTTAAGTTATATGACCCAGATGAAACAATTATGCTTGGTGATGCATTTGACTTTCGTTCTATACGCAGGGGTGCTGGAAAAAAAGAAGAAAGTGAGTCTCTAGTTGAAGACATCAAACAAGGTAAGGCTTTTATTTCTCGTGCAAAGCCAAGCATATTTCTTAATGGAAATCACGATGACAGACTTGACCAAATCATTGAAGAGTCAACCAATGGTATGCTTAAAGATTATTGCATAGATTTAAAGGAAAGCATTTACAATCATTTAAAGTCTAATGGTTGTAAAAAAATATATCCTTATCACGGAGACTTAGGGGTTCATACACTAGGAAAAGTTAAGTTCGTTCACGGATACTCTTGTGGTGTTCGTGCTGTTGAAGAACACGCTATTCATTACGCAGAACAGGGTGGTGCTTTAATTATGGGACACCTACACTCAATCCAGCAAATTAACGCAAGACGACACGGAGGGGCTGTTGGTTTTTCTGGTGGATGTCTATGTCGTAAAGAGGATATGGGGTATGCAAAGAACCGATTAGCAACTTCTAAATGGGGTTCTGGCTGGCTTTACGGATTCATTCAAGGAAATGATTGGAAAGTCTGGCAAGCCCACAAGGTAGGAAAGCAATTTATTTATTCTGTTAAAGGACTATGAGCAACGAACCTAAATGGCAACCGATTGAGACGGCTCCCAAAGACGGGACGAAGTTATTATTGCATAGCAATATCAATCTTAAAGGAAAAGATGATGATAGAACAGTAGTCGGATTATATGGAGAATTAACTTGGTTCCACGATGAAGTAAATTTTGAATCTGAATATCTATGGTATTATAGATATGTAAATCCAATTAACGCTACGCATTGGATGCCACTTCATGAGTCACCAGAAACGAATAGCAAATGGCAATCAATAGAAACCGCTCCAAAAGATGGTACTGATTTATTGCTTTATTTTAAAGAAAATTTCAAAGATTTCGGACAAATAAATGTTGGTTATTATGGACATTGTTATTTGTGTAATAAAATTATAGGGGATTACGAAAAGTTAATTGGATGGATAAGTTGTCACGAGAAGATTAACCCAACCCATTGGATGCCTTTACCAAAACCACCCACACAAATTAGACATTAAAAACAAATGAACCCATTAACACTTAAAAAATTAGTCCTAGAACTTAAATCTCCTCAGCCTGACAAAATACCTGAAGGCTGGGTTAGCCGACAAGATATGCAAAAGAAATTAAACATATCTGAGCAAACAGCGAGCAGGTATCTTTTGAATATATTTAAAAACAACCCAGATAAAGTTGAAACAAAAAAGTTCAGATGTATAAACATCAATGGAACTGTTTGTTTTAAACCTTATTATAATTTCTCAAAAATTAAATACCTAAAATGGTTTACAGAAAAAAAAGCAAACAAGAAAAACTAAAAGACTTCTTAATGTCATTTGAGGGTGAGATTGTTATTCTTGATGGATACGAGGAAGCACTAATTGGCATTGCTGATTTGATGAATTTGGGATTTGTTGCCGTTTATTCATCTTCAGAAATAATTAAAATTATGATGGAAAAAGACTCAATGGATTTAGATACAGCCGAAGAGTTTTTTTACTATAACATCAAGGGGTCATATATAGGAGAAAAAACCCCAATCTTTGTAGAGACAGTCCCAAAAGACTACTGGCAGGATTAAGACTTTGGAATAGATTTAGACCTATATCCAAGCCTCCACAAGACGCTTGCAACAGTTGTTGCATTTGATGCTATTACAGCCTCTGAGGTCTTTGGATAGATTATATGCAACACCTCGTGGACAATCGTATCAATCATTTCCTGTTCACTCTGTCTAGGGTCTATTACAATCTCCTTGCTTGGAGGGTTGCACTCCCCGAAGTTAGTTGAGTTCCTTCCGCTAGGAGGACTGTCTCCTAGTTCCTCAAACCTAATCCTAACCTTGATTGGTTTAGGATTTATCTTTCTCTTCTTCTTCATTGGCTTCGTGTATAGCCTTCCAGCGTAAATACCATATACCAATGCAAGAGACGCATACTAGCGTCCCTGCGGAAATCCAAGCAAAGTAACTAGATGTTACCACATAAGGCACAGCACCACTAGCAATACCGCACAGGATTAGCACCAAGCCGTTTTGTTTGTTAAGGAAGGCTGACACCAATGCCCCAAGAACAAACAGCCCTACGCCAGCGTAGGAGTAGATTAAGGTATGGTCTGTCGAGACACTTGGAACGATACTAGACTTAACAGTCTGGGTAACCTCTGACTTTAAAGACTCTATAACCCTTGTGTTATCTGGCTTGCTTATGCACCCAGTTAACAATAATGTCAAGCAAATTAGTAATCTCATTTTGTTTCTTTCTTAAACTTGCGTCTAACGAATTCCCAAATCTCTGGGGCAAGCGAGCCAGAGATACTATAAATAACGCTCTTATAGATAGGGGCTATATCTGTTCCGTATAGTGCAAAGTAAGCCAGTACCCCTACAATCCCACCAGCAATAATCTTTCTAAGCCATACAAAAAAACTATACTTTTCTTCCGTTAATACCAGCCTAGCAAACATACCTAAAGACCCAAGAAGAGCAATAACCCAGCCTCCTTTCTTGAAGTCTTGAATTGCTCCTATTAAATCTGGGTCAGTAGAGTTCATCGTTGTTTAGGTTCTTCTCGTTGAACTCTCCGTTTTGCTTGGTCTAAATCTGTGTAAATACCTAACAATGCTTTCTGTGGATTATACACCTTGTATTTTTTGTTCGCTTGGATAATCACAAAGTTCATAGCGTTCTTAAAGATGCTGTTTCCTTCGGTAGTAGGCTCTGCTTTGAAGTCACGCCAAGCCTGTGCTTGCTCTGATGGCATATAATAAGCATCTTGTCTTAATGTAGAAGATACATCTTTTTGTTGATTTCCATAATCATCAGTTCTTACAGCAGATGTATAAGTTCTTCCATTAGTATTTATTCTTGTTTTATTTTCAATACGATTATTTTCTTCATCAATAATTTTTTTACGAATTTTTACAGGTCTATTAAATTCATCAACAATCATACCATCAACATCAGTAACACCTAAACTTCTTAATCTTTCAACTGCTTCACTATATAAAAGTTTACCAATTCCTTTATTTCTGTAAGAACCATTTATGTCAGCATTTTCAATACTTGCAGAACTAGAATCATTTGCTCTATCAATTTTTAAACTTCCAATATGCAAACTTGGTGTTTTAGATTTTTGGTCATATAGTCTTACTTCAAATCCATCACTCTTTTCAGTTACTTTAATTGTAAGATTTTTAAGCAAGTCTTTATTTTGTTGTGCATATCTTCCAATAAATAAAGAATTAAATTCTGTATTTGTATAAGTTCGTCCACCCTGCTCGCCTTCGGCTGGCATCATATTTTTAATTCCAGTAGAGCCACCACTTGTATCTTCAGCACTATTTTCTAAATCAGTAATAGCATTATCAAGTGCATCTATTGCTTCTTCTCGATTAGTGTAAGTATCAGTTTCTTGAAATGATTCTGGAGTATTATCGTGCTTATCTTGTAGTTCATCTTTTAATGACCTAAGTTCTTCAACATAAGAATTAACTTTATCTACAGCACTAGACTTTTCTTCTGGCGTTCTTGCCTTGTTTAATTCCTGTACTGCATCTTGTAAGTTCTGAATAATTCCTTTGACTTCTCCAGTCTTAGATTTTCTTCCAAATAAAGTAGTAGTAGAAGTCTTATCAAACTCCATTCCTATTAAATCATCAGCAATAGAACTGACAGCAGAACTGATAGCCTGTGCATTAAATGTAACTTGCTTAACTGGCTTTGCAGATGAAGCATCGAACTTAATATTTTCTATATTGTTTTGTAATGTAAATAATGGATGCCTAAATTCTCCTTTACGAAATTCCCACGCTTTATATTCTTCAGCACTTTGACGAATTTCATTATCTCTTGGTTTTCCTTCTGGGTAATTTTTAAGAATCTTTTGATATTTTTCTTCATTAATTACAGTTAATTTAGGTTGTTTATTTTTATCTTCTGTTACTTTAAGAATACGCAAATTTCCAATATCAGCCCCAGAAATAACTGAACCTTCTAATTTTTTATAGAAAGGTAATGACCAAGCCGCACCTACTTCTTGCTCTGTTTTGGCAATAAAGTCTTTAAATGGAATAGGTTCAGAACTTTCTGCTGGCATAAACTTAATAGGCAGTTGGTCTTTACGACTTATGCCTAATTTTTCTTTTACTCCACTATCAAAAACATAAGCATCAAAATCTTCAGACTTAAAACCTAGTTTTTTAGCAACTTGTTCTTTAATTTTTTTAGCCTGTTCTAAAGAAGTAATTTCACCATAGGCTTGCATAGACAACCTGCCCCTTTCAATTAATTTACCATCTTTGTAAATAGGTTTTTCGTATCGTCCAGTTGTAATATCATATATATAGCGTCCGTGACCACCTTCCCTAAAACCTCTCAACCATTCATCGTGTGTAATTGCTTCTAGTCTTGGTCGTGCATTTGCGGGTGGTTTATACATCATTACATCATTAGGTTTATTTGATGCAATAGCCCACAAACCATCACGCATTTTAGCCATATAATCATCTGGTGATGTTACAGGTTTATTTCTTAAATTGCCCGCCTCATATACCTTTTGATTAGGCATACGCATATTACTATGCCCAATATCCATCCAAGAAACATTGTCTGGGTCTGGATTAAATTCTACTTTACCATTAATAATTGCAGATGCTAGTCTATATGTTTGACCATTTTCATCTACACCTTCAAATTTATTCTCTTTAGCCTTCCAGTAATTATCGCCACTTCTGTACTCGCCTTCAGAGGGCATATAATGAGTTGGTAATTTATCATCAACAGTTAATGGAGTTACAGCATTTTTATTTAAAACTAATGTTGCTTCACCTTCAATATTTGTAGTCTTAATTATGTCATAACCAGCATCTTTAACTGCTTGTAATAAATCTCGTTTATTTATAGAATTTCTTGTTTGTTGTTCTGGAAACTCTGCGTTTTTATCTTCGATTTCATTATCAGACATACGCATAGTTTCATCTGTATCTAAAGATGGAAATAAACTGTCTCCATCTAACAACTCTGGATTACTAAATAATTGTTCTTTATTATCCCAAAAATCTAAATCTTGATTAGACTCTAAAGCAATTTTTCTTAATTCATTAAAGCCAGATTTATTAACATCAGAATAAAGATAGTTTCCATTCTTATCAAATTTTGTTTTATGAAGAACTAAAACACGAGCATCTGGACTTATTCTATATGCTTTTATTCCACCAGCATTTTCTAATCTTTTAAAATCTCTAGTAGCCCACATTCCTCCTTTTACTTGTCCAACAAATCTTCTCCCAGTATAAATAATATCACTATTTTCAGATGGCATCATAAAAGTCTGACTTCTGCCAGCCTTCTGCTTCATCTCTTGGGTGATGTCGTAACCTAGTGACTCTGAAAGTATTTGTTTAGTTTGTGCTTCTTTGCTGTATAATTTATCAGAACTACCTACCATTCTTCCAGATAATTTTATAGGAGCATTAGGGTCTTGATTTCCATAGTTTCTAGCAGGTGCTAACTTTTTGCCATACTTCTTTAACTCAGCGTTCATCATTGCAGGTATATCTCTGCCATAAAGCGTGTCCACAAAACGCTCACCTTCAGCATTAGTAGAGACATCTGGGTGCATATCCTCTGGTCTAACTAAAACAACCCTGTCAGCACCGAGTTCAACAGCCTTACGCATAATAGTCCTGCTTGCTATTTTAACTGTTTCGTTGAAATCTTGAAGTGGCTTGTTGCTTTTAACTTTAGCAAGTTGAGACTCACGCTCAGAAACAAGACGCTTAATTTCATACTTACCATCACGCATTATTTCTATTGAACTGTTATTACTTAATTTAGGTATTTTTTCTAATTTTAGAATATCTGAAGAAGCAATAATATCTACTAATTTTCTAAAATCATTTGTTACTTCTCCTTTCATTTCATATTCTTTTAAAACTTCAATTCCTTCTTTTCTAGCAATATCTAATGCTCGTTTAAGCATAGTACCCTTTGACTCATAATGCAATTTACTTACTTTATTAAATTCACTTGCAATGTTTTTAAGTTCTTTTAAAGATTTAATTTCAGATTGAACTACAGAACGCTGAGATGGAGAAAGTTCTTCACGGGCAGTATTGATAGATTGAATCTCCTCAACAAACAGCACTTTACGACCTTGTGCGTCAGTACGAGTAGTTGCTCGAATATGAACAATACTATCTCCTCCAAAATGTCCTTCTACTCCGTGAGCGTGTTCTGGATTAATTCTTGCTACAAAAGTATAGTATCCATCTCTTTTACCTTCTGCTGTATATCTAGATGTATCAAAACCACCACCATACCATTCATTGCCACGAATATCAGTTCTTGGGTCTAAACTTACTTTGATACCATTGTCTTTAATGTATTGACGAATTTCAGCCTCAGATACACGAGAGTCTTTTTTAGATTTTAACCAATCTGTAAATCCAATAGCATTAGATTCTGTGAGTATTTTTCCTATGTCTCCACCAGATGCTCTATCCATTAAATTAAGCAAACGACTGGCTTGAATAGTTCCTTCTTTATTAACATTAGCAGAAAGTATTTTATCAAGTGCTACGCTAAGACCAGATACAAATGTAGGATTAACTGCCTGTTGTTCTTTATTATATTGTACTTCTAAATATTTAGATACAGTATTTTTTGTTGTTTGTTGTTTATCAATAATATGATTATATCTAACTATATCTAAACTAGCATCGTGATTGTTTAAAAAATTTTGAAAATCTTTGCTTTCAATTAAATTTGTTAATTCATTATTTGGTTTCCAATTTAAAATAGATGAAATATTTTCTTCACTAGTAGTAAATAAATTATTTAACTTTCTTTCAATATATTGCTTTAGAGTCTCTGGAGGGTCAAAAGGCTCTTGTCTGATATTATCTACGCTAGGAATAGGCTTACCATTGGGGTTCTCTTTCTGATAAATAATATCAGATTTCTTTACAGCCTCTTCCATTGTTTTATAAATACCAACAACTGAACCATCTGGCTTTACAGCCTTAATTCCATTTTCAGTCTTAAAGAATTTATATCCATTAGGATGAGTATAGATATGACCATTTGGAGTAGGCTCATTAGACATCTCTGAAGGCATCATATTATGACGAATGTAATCAATAGCATCTTTACCTTGTAGGTGAATTTTCTCACTACCCATACGCTCTTGGCTCATTCTGTCTGTTCTGAATTGACGATAAGTGCTGAACATATCACCTTTAATATCACCTAAAGATGGATTTAAAGTTCCAGATGCAGGTGTTTCTAGTCCTGCTACTTGATGCAAAACATTTCGTTTGTATTCACCATTTTCAGACCATAACTGAGCAGATGGTAATCTAACTCCATCTGGCTGACTAGCGTTCTTAAAATATCTAAATAAGTCAGCAGTAAAAGCATCTTTATCATCACCCCAAGCCGCACGAACCTTAGGGTCTTTCCATAAATTATCTTGTCTAAATTGTAAGTGTCTGTAATCTAATGTATGAGCGTAAAATCCATAATCATTAGGAGTAATTTTAGTTTCAAAATTAGTTAAAATTACAACTCTGTTTTTAGTGGGAACATATGGCGATTTAGCACGAACATTAGAATCAATGCCTGTGTGCATTGTTTCACCAGTATATTCTATGAATTCAAATACATTACTAGAAGTTTCTCCTCTAGCCGCTTTTTGAAGCAATTTAATACGCTCTGCTTCTACTTTATCAATATGACCAGATTTAACAAAATAATCAAGAATAGCATCTGGAATTAATCCAGTATAGTTTCCATCAGCATCTGGTGAAAGCCCTCCTATGTCATTTCCGTTAGCATCTCTAACACGAAGCATTTCTGGATTTGAAGTTCTAAATGCCTCAAGACCTTTGTGCATAGCATCTGCTCGTTTAACACGAATCTTTTTTTGTTGTTCTGCAGTTCTAACTTTGTATTTACCACCTTTAACTTTTGGTGGTTCAAATGCTATACTATTACCAGATGCATTAACATATGCTTCCTGTCCTTCTGGACTAAGTTTATTAAAATCAAATGCTTGACCTCTAGAAGCAGCAGATTTAGTTCTAATTAAATCCTGCATCATATAATCTAATGCACTTACACGAATACGCTTTCCGTCTTTATCTTTAAAGGAAGGGTTAATATATTTATCACGAGCAAAATCAAATCCACCATTTACACCACCAACTTTGCGTTCCATATAATCTTGCCATCTGTTTTTAATAGAATCAAGAACACCACGAATTCCTTCTAATTCCCCACCACGGAATAAATAATCTACAGGTTTATCGTTTAAAAAATGAGTCCAATAATAAGCACCAAATTCTTCATTTAAATGATGAAGAACAGGAGTTACTCCATCTGACTCCATAACAGTCATCTTTCCTGTGCTATAATATTCGTCTAACGCTTGTTTAAGTTTTGCTAAACGCTCTTGCTTGTCAGTACCAGCATAAGCACTATTTATGTATTTAGTGAAGAAACTTTCAGCCTCAAATTTGCTAATACTTGGAGGCTTAATTTGATTACCTTTTTCATCAAATGTTCCTAAAATATGTTCAGCAATTCTATCTTTAAATTCATTTTTCATTCCTAATTCACGAAATACTGCGTGGAATAATTCGTGTGGAAGTGTGTTTTTAATTTCACCAATTTTGTCTGTATTGATGTGTATTTTGATATTGTTGTTTATATCGCTTTGAATAGTAAATCCAGCAGCACGATTATACTCATCAACAGTTGGAATAGTAAATCCTTCAGCATCTCTTAAGCGAATTTTGTTACCATCTTTATCTAATTTATATTCACCATTTGCGTCACGCTCGTATCCATCGTAAATCTTTGGGTCTTGTCCTTTTGCACGAAGTTCAGCCTCGTGAGCAACTTTTCCACCTACCTTCATTCTGGATGCTGGTGCAATTTTATCAAGTGCAACAGCGTATCTATCAACTACCCAATCTGGATTGCCAGCCTCACGACTAGCCTTTCTAAGCAATTCAATAGCACTATATTTATTTGGGTCAGTATCTTTGAGCATAGGCATAAGCATATCCATTTGGACTGCTAAACGCTGTTTTTCTAATCCACCTCCAATATTGCTCATTGCTCTACCAGCAACTCCACCCAACGAACCAATGCCAAATCCAGCACCCGCCCCACCCCAAGCACCTTCTTCACCACCACCAAGGTATCCTAATGCACCACCAACAACCGCTCCGTGTGCTCCACCTTCAAGAAAAGAACCAGCATAAGAAAACATAGGGTCTGCTTTATTAATTACATTAAGCAATTTACGAGCCTGTGGAGTTAACCCAGAACCACCTTTAGCAAGCATAGCGTCAGATTCAGCAATAGCCTGTTCAGCAAATGACAGCAAACCACGCTTTCCTCCGTTTTTCATTATTTGCTCACCAGTAGCACTAAGAGCCTCACCTAATCCAGATGAAAATCCAGCACCTAAATAAACTTTAGAAGTAGGAGATAAATATGGAACACCTGTAGCAATACTTCCAAATCCTCCAACTTTAGTAGCAGTTTTAATGTCTTGTGCTGATACTCCAGTAGCCCCTTCTAGCACCTTAGAACCGCCTTCTACGGCTTTATCAATAGTGCCCCTAGTGATGTCACCAATGAACTCTAAAGGAACTCCTACGCCATATTTAAGAGCACCTCCATATACAGCACCTTTCATCTTTTCAGCAAAAGCACTAGCCTTAGCCAAACGCTCAGACATTCCTAAAATTTGTGCTACTTTTTGAGTAACACCAGCACCTCCACCGCCAACTAAAAAACTACCATAAAACATAGGGTCAACTATAATAGCAGCCGCTTGTGTTAATGCTGGGTCAATATAGTCTTTATTAACAAGCATTGTTTTTTCACCAGTTTCATAACCAACAGATTCTCTTGCAAAATCTCGTGCTTCTAAAAATTGCTTATAAGCATCATCACTTCCATCTCTTAATAATACATTTTTCCATTTAAACAAAACACTACTAGGGTCTTGGCTTTGAGCAAGCATACCATACCAATTACGAATGTTTTGAACTCCACCTTCTAATATACTAGGAGCAATTTTAAGAGCATTTTCTAGCGGATGGTCGTATGTAGAAGAAATTACATTTCCTGCTATATCATACATAGCACTAGCAGCATCAGTAAATAAAGATAAACCATCTACAATATCAGTTTCTTTTTGCGACTGATATTTATTAAATAAATCAAACTCTTGTTTGTTTGGAATCCAATTAATATCTTCTTTTAATTTTTTAGCAATCTCTTCTCCGTTTAATGGAGCGGTAATTTTTTTTAACGCACCTTCTCTTTGCTCTGCTGGTAATGTGTTAAGATATTTATCTATCTTTTCATTTCCAGTAATAGATTGAGAATCATTATTAATTAACTGACCTTGTGGGTTGATATATAAATCTGCCATAAGATTAAGTTTTATTTATTAGATGATTGTTCAGAAATAAATGCTTCACGAGCATCTTTTTCTAATGAACTATTTGAGTTGCTTGGAGTAACAACATCAAGTTTGTAAACATCTCCTAAATTTTTAATCAATGCGTAAACATCATTAATAACATTATCTGCTTGGATTTTAGTTTGACTTGGAGTCCTCATCCAACTAGTTCCATTAGGTATTCTTTCTAAAATAATTTGAACATCTTTGTCACTAAGTCTATCAAGTGCTAATATTTCTTTCATTGATGCTATTGCTTTAGATTGATGTGAAACAATTTCAACTTGTGCATCAGTCCAAGGAATTTTAGTTTTTAACGGATTATCTTTTACAATTTGCTTTACCTTATCCATTGCATTAACTACCATAGCAGACTTTGCTAATATTTCTTTAAATTTCTCTGCACCATTTGGAGTTGCAAATTCACCTTTTCCTCTAATAGAAACATCAAGACTTTTTACTGGTTTTTCATATTGCAATTCTCCAGTTTTTGGATTTTGAACACCAAAAACATACTCAGAACCAGATTTTTGTTCTTTAGCCGCTACAAAATGAGACTCAATTTTTCCTGTTTCTGGATTTTTCCATTCAACAATTCTATCACCTTCTTTTGTATATCTAGAAGTTGGTTCATTGCTTCCAAATAATTTATTAACAGCAGAAGGAGTAACAAGATTACCACTAGCATCACGATAACCTAAACGCTGAGTCATAAAATCAATAGCCTTTTGATTGCGAACTTCTTGAGAAATAGGAACTTCTTCTTTTGTAGTTACATTTATTGGATTAAGTTTTAATCCTTCAGAAGAAAGTTTATCAGGTTCATTAATTTTTTCTGAAACTGAACTATTTTCAAGTTCAGATTGTGTCTGTTCCCAAATTGGTTTAGAACGACTAATTTGCTGTTGTTGATTTTCTGAAATTTTTGGTTTTCCAACATCAACAGTTGCAGTTTCTTTATTAATTTTTCCTTCTTTAATTCTTGAAAAGAAATCAACCAATGCTGGAGGTATTTTTTCTTTAATTTCTCCATATTGCATTGGAAGAACCACAGCACCGATTCCCAAAGGAAGTGCTTCAGATATGGTTTCTGCATTTGAGTTAAAACCATAATCTTTTCTGTCAAATCCTAGTTTATTAGCAAGTTCTAGTGCTTTAGATGGAATACCAACTTCATCAAAATTGCCTTTTGCATATTCAGCAATTTTTGATTGAACATCTTTATCTTCAAGTAATGATTTTCTTAATTCAATTTGTTTAGAATTTTTTTGTTCATTAATTTTATTTAAAATATTTTGATAATAAGCATTTTCATTTGGTCTTACTCTTGCAGCCTCAAATTGACCTTTTTCAAGTGCATTATCTAACTTTTGTGCTTTTAATTTTTCTTCTTCATCCCAAATTCCTAAAGATTTTGCATCTTGTTCTAATTTCTTTTCAAATAAATATCTATTTTTATTTTGTACATTTAATGGATTTCCAGAAAGATTCTTTTGCAAATTACCATATGATTCATTTGGAACAATATTTCCTTTTGAATCAGTTGTTGTTAAATATTTGTTTAAATTATCTTGAAGTATAGTTGGTGTTTTAACCATTTGCTCTGATGGAGTATAAGCAGGTTTACTAATTACATCACTTAATGCTATTTGTTCTTCTAAATTTTTAGAATTACTAATTTTACGAGCAGCATTAACTTGGTCAATAATTGTCAAACCAACAGGATTAGTCTTTGATAGTTCTGTTGCACTTTCTTCAACACGCTTACGATATTCTTCAAGTTTAGCAGGTTTATCAACACTAACTCCTTGTTCTTCTAAGTTGTTAAGAGCATTTATAAATTCTGTTTCATTTGATAAATATGATTTAGATTTATCAAAATTATTAAGCCCCATAGGAACAATTTTATCTTTAATTTCAAAAACAGGATTATTTTTAGGGTTTAATGCTTCAGCCGCTACACGCTCTTCATTCATTGTTTTCATTGTATTGAACATTTGCAACTGACTGCCAATGTTAGAAAAAGCAACCTTAGCACCATTTAATGCACCACGCTTTTGAGCCAAAGACATTTCTGGAATCTTAGAAATTTTATCTATATATTGATTTAATTGTTCTGCAAATGGAGCATACTCTGGATTGTTTCCAAACATATCGTGAAACTGCTTTAATTGCATACCAAGACCTTGAGCCTCTTGGTCAATCATTTCATTTTCTTGAGAATTTTTTTGATAGTTTTGAATCCCTTCAGCAAGAGATTGACCAAATCCTGCAACAGAGTTTGCAGTTAATTCTGCCATTTTTGAATAAGCAGGAACTAAATTGCCAGTTGATGCGTCAATTCCAGATTGATATTGTCCAAAAGATGATGGCATAAAATTAGGAGTAATTTGAAAAATTGCTATAATCAAGTCTTCCAGCAGCATCAGCAGCACCTAAACTTCCAACAGAACCACCAATAGCCTGAATAGGAGCACTAGCAGCAAACAAAGCAGGATTTCCAAGAAAAGCACCACCAACTGCACCAACAGTTTTTATAAGTCCAGATGTTAAAGCATTTGCTGATTGAGCATTTGCAATCTGTGCATCCATTGCTTCCTTACGATTAGCAGTAATAAGTCCAGCATTATACTGAGATTCTGGTTGAAAGATTTTAGCACCAAGATTTTGAGTTGTGTTATAAGCATTTGCATACATACCAACAGGACTGTAAGAACCTATTTGAGTTCCAAGCATTTGACCATATGTATTATAAGCATTACTTGCTTGATTTACACCAAGGTTATAAGCGTTTTGAGCATTTACAAGTGCCTTTTGATACCTGTCTTGACCTAATGTATAAGAATTAAGAACTTCTTGTGCAAGTCCTTGATTGCCAAATGTTAAACCACGAGCGGTACTAGCAGCCCTAGCAGATTGCTGGGCATAACGCTCCATTTCTGGAGTTAACCCATAGCCAGCATTAAGACCCTCTTGGGCTTGCCTCTGCATAGTGTTATAAAGCCCCATAGTTTGCTCTCCAAGACCTTGTTCGTATGCACTCCTAGCACCACTACCAATCATACCATAAACAGGCGTCATAGCCTCTGTATAGGCTTTACTTAGTTCTACCGATTTAGGCAAAATATTACCATAAGATTCCAACTGATTCTGCATTTGCCTATCAAGCATTTGCTGTTGGAGTTGCTGGTATAAAGGTTGATACTTTTGCTCAGATTCAAGCAATTTAGGTTGAATTTCTAGTTGTGCGTCTAATGCACCAAGCATTTCTGCTTTATAATCCCTAGGGGGTGGTGCTGATACTTTTTTGCTTCCCATATTAGTTTTTTAGTGTTAAGATTGTTTGTTTGTTAAATTTGATGATTTTGTCGTTAACTTGGGCAAAAAGATTAACATTTTGGTCAGATTCTATATCTTTAAACCTGTCAAGAGCCTTATTTACTAAATTCTTTCTTGATTCTTTATTATTACTTAAGGCATCCATTATATAGTAATCTGTAGATTCTTTATCGTTTTTGCTTAAAGCGTCAATGATTTGTTGAATATCTGGTGTTTTAAGCCATTTTCCTATGGGACATACCACAAGAACTCCAGTAATGTTGTTTTTGTCGTCAGTTGCCGTAAAAAGGTAGTTTTTGTTAATTGCCCATTGAAGCCATTCTTTTAGATACAAAATGTCAAAACAGGTACGCTTTCCTTTATACCTGTTGTCTAAAATGTATAAAAAAACTTTATCAATGAATTGCATTAGGCTGTTTTAT